TTGGTTTGAAGATCGCTGGTCAGTGGGCTGCTGCCACGTTGGTGAAGCGTGCCACGGATACGTGGGTTGCTGTTGGGGCTTTGGTGGCATGATCCCAACACTGATTGGTGGTATCGCTTCTCAGTTAGTTTTCAACGCTGCTACTGGTGGGACTGAGACTACGTTCACTGATGCGGGGAAAACGTATAAACGTCACACGTTTCTGTCGAATGGTACGTTCACGATTTCTCGTGCTGTTAAACCGTTCCGTGTCGCCGTGTTAGGTGGCGGGGGTGGTGGCGGTGCTCATGCTGACGGTTTCGGGTCAGCCTCAGGTTCCGCTGGTGGGTGGCACGCTGCTGACACTACTCTTTCTGTTGGTGCTTTGACTGTCACCATTGGTCAGGGTGGTAATGGCGCCTGCTGTATTCAGATTGGTGGAGGCACTGGACTCACTGGTGGTCAGGGCGGCAACTCTTCTCTTCAAGGGTCATTTGTTGGCGGTGGCGGATCGGGTGGCGCGGGTGGTCCATCTGCACCGCAGGGAACACCTGGTACTGGTAACCCGTCACCGTCTGCTAATGGTGGTGTTACCACCCCAGATCGGGCGACATATGGCATCGCATCTAATAGGGGTGCAGGTGGCCTTGGCGCTCTTGGTACTTACTTAGAGCCAATCCGTAATGCTGGCGAAAACGGAACTGCTGGTGCTGTTGTCATTCAATACGAGATTGCTGGGTAAATCACATGGCTACTGACTACACCGAAGAAGTCGTTGACGATCTCGGCTTCGGCATCCCAGCATCCTCCGGTGCCGGTGAGATAACACCAGACTCCCAGAAATGGGACTGCTCTATCGGTAACCTGAACTTCCTGTTCGCAACCAACGACCAGTTCCCGATCAAGAGGGAAACGGGTCGGTTCCGTCGTGAACGTATCGACACGGAACGTGACCCCGGTGAACAGTCACTTGACTCAGGTTACTGGATTCGCTCGCAGTCATCGTGGCATTACGGTGCCGGGTTGTCCTCCGCTGAACCGCTGGAGGTGAACAGTGATGAGGCACGGTTCCGGTTCTTCCAGTCTGGTGGCGTGGACCCGTGGACTCCGGGTGAGTTGCGTCTGCTGAACTCCACATCGGCTGTGTACACGGCTAGTGCGTCATGGATACAGGTGGACGGTATCGGTACGGGTGTGATAGTTGCAGCGAACTATGGTGCCACGGGGACACTCACGTATATCACGAACGCTGGCGCATCCACAGCGATCACCTACGGTGGATCGGACACGATTGATTCGTTCGATGAGACGGGCCAGTATTGGCTCGCGTCGGACTCTGCTGGTATTTGGCGTGGCGATTTGCCGTCCGGTTCTGGCACAAAAATTTACAACAACAAGTCTACCCCACCGTACACGCTGCTGCGGTGGGTGAAGTCTCGCGTCATGTACGCTGATGGTGCTGACTTGCATGAGATAACCGATCTTACCCCGTCGTCTGCGACGTTGCCGACGGCACTGTACACCCACCCTAACGCTGACTGGATTTGGACTGACTTTGCTGACGGACCAACCAGCATCTACGCATCAGGGTATTCCGGTGAGTTCAGTGCCATCTACAGTATCGGCATTGATGTCACGTCCACCTCTGTTACTTTGGATCAACCGATCATCGTGACGGAGATGCCTCGCGGTGAGGACATTCTCTCCATGTACCAGTATGTGGGTTCGTTCCTGGTGATCGGCACCACACTGGGTGTGCGTGTGGCACAGATCAATCAGGACGGTTCACTCACGGTTGGTCCTCTCATCTATGACGGTGGCCCGGTCGATGACGCTGTCGCTTACGGGCGTTACCTGTATTTCACTGTTCGGGATCAGGGTAGGTCTGGTAACCGTAACTTGCGTCCCGGCTTGTACCGCATGAACCTAGGCCAGATCGTGAACAACACGCCCCTGGATTTCGCTTACGCCGCAGACTTATGCACACCTGTGGATCATGCTGGGGATTGTATCGGTGTGACCGTGGCTAATGACAAGTTGTGGTTCGCTGTCACCGGCACCCCCGGCGGGGTGTACCGGCAAGAATCCACATACGTTCCTGAGGGCTGGTTGGAGTCTGGTCGTATCCGGCTTGGCACGATGGAGAAGAAAGCCTGGAGGGACCTGCGTCTGCTGGGTGTGAATGGTTTGCAGGGCACGATCACCGCTTACGCGAACATCTTCGGTATCACTAGCCCCTCCAACTGGGACCCGATTGTTTCCGTGACGGGCGCTAACGAGGATCAGGTCGGTAAACTGAACGTTGCTGTCCCATCCCCATCCACTGACCTGTATATCGCTTTGAAACTGGAGTCGAATCCGTCGTGTGGTTGTTCCGCGAAGATGATCGGGTATCAGATTCGTGCGGTGCCTTCTCCTCGCAGGAATGAACTACTGGAGATTCCGGTGCTCATGTTCGATTGGGAGACTGACCGTCAGGGCGGCAAGTATGGCGCTTACGGTAACGCTTACCGGAAGTTTAAGGCATTGAAGGGCCTGGAGGAAGCGGGTGCCACGGTGGTGTTCCGTGACTTCACGACGGGTGAGCAACTGGAGGTGTATGTGGAGGAGGTTTCCTATAACCGTACTGCTGCACCGTCAATTGGTACGAAACGTCACGGCTCTGGTGGTGTCGCTCGGATTCTGTTAAGGACTGTGTGATGTCTCCGAATGAGGTTGCCGGGTTGGTTCTTTCCACGCTCACGATCATGGGTATTCTGCTGGGTGCTTTGGGTTGGTGGATTAACACGAAGATTAAGGCTGCGACGTATCAGATTCAACCGAAAACTAATGGTGGTTTCTCGTTGTCGGATTTGCATAAGAAGATTGATGCTTTGACTGTTGATATGACCATCCTGAAGAACGCTGTCCTTGAACTGGAGGATGACGTGGACAAACTAGAGCATGACGTGGAGGGTTTGCTGTGAGTAATTCGTTTAAGGATTTTATGTCGTTCATCAACGATCACCCTCTCGGGGTGGCGTTGAAGGTGTTCGCTGCTACCGCGTTGACGTATGTGGTGGACAACATTGCCGGGTTTGGTTTGCCGCCGATCTTGGTGGTGGCTGTGCCACCTGCGGTGGTGGTTTTGATTGACTATTTGAATGGCGAGAACCCGAGGTTTGGTCGGCATAGTGAGTAAGACCACGATCAATGGCTGGCCTGTTATCAAGGATGGGAACAGCCCGACGTTGAAACTGTTCACGATCCCTGGCACGAAGCGGAAGATGCGGCTTCGGAAGGATGTGGGTCCGTATCTGGTGGCGTTCGCTAGTGAGTATCATAAGTTGATCGCACCGATTGACCGGGGCACGTTTGATGATTGGGCGTGGGCTCCGGTGCGTACGGGTCGTGCATCTAGCCGTATCTCGGATCATTGTGGTGGTGTGGCTATTGATTTGAATGCCACGAAAGAGGGCAGCCAGTCGAAGAGCAATACGTTCTGGGTTAGGCATCCGGTGAAGGCTCGCCGTATGCGTAGGCTTTTGAAGAAGTACCGGCTGCTGGAGTGGGGTGGGGACTATAAGAGGTTCTGGGACCCCATGCACCTGGTGATCAAGAGGCCGAATGTTGCTCAGGTGAAGGCTGAGATGAAAGCCCTCGGCATCACACCTTCTGGACGTATCCGAAACCCTTGATTTAACCCCCCTAAATCGGCCCTGTGAGGGCCGTAGAGACGTTTTCTCCCCCTGGTTGGTATCATATGACCGGGGGGAGTTTTCGTCGTCTCTGAGGGCGTGTAAACGGTTACAGGTATTTTGTATGGTTACCGTACAAATCTAAAGTTGAAACTTAAACTAATCCACATTTGGTACCAAGTCTAGTATAGAACACTATAGTAAATATATATATATATATAATTATATAACTATAGTATAGCCCCGGCCCTCAAAGGCCGGGGCTTTTATTGTAGTTATTAAAACTATAGTTGTCAACCCGACACGCCGGGGCGTGTCACAGTTGTTTAACACAACCAAACATGTGATATAACTTCGCCATGGAAAATGAAACCTACCTGAGCCACAGCCAGTTCACCACCTGGCTGTCCTGTGGCGAGAAATACCGACTCACCAAGATCGTCGGTGTACAAGAAGACCCAGCCTGGTACTTCGCTGGGGGCACAAGTGTGCATGCTGCTGCCGATGCTATCGACCATCAACTCTTGAAGGAGAAGGCATGAGCGGTCAACAAGATTTACTTGAACTTATTGTTGAGTCCAGGGAAAAAGCAATCAAGCAGGTTGACAAGAACGCTAACACTGAATGGAAAGATATTGCATACTCAAAAGGCTATGAACTAGCCAAGGTTAAACATTACTTCACGAGTGAAGACGTGTGGGAGGGTTTAAGTGACTCCGACTCTAGTACCCATGAACCCCGCGCCATGGGACCAGTGATGCGTAGACTTCAGCGAGATGGTTTTATAGTTGCAACAAGTCAATTCACTGTTTCGACAAGTCCGCTTGGACATGGGCGTCCCTCCCGCGTTTGGAAGTCTCTTGTAAGTGGGGGACAAGCATGAGTGCAGTAGCCTACGAAGCAGGCTTGGCAGCCTTCAGAGAAACCCTAGCCGAAGAGGAAGCCAAAGCCCCCGCAGGCCCATGGAGAGCCGGGGGCAGAGCAACCAAAGCCTACCCTAACAAGGAAGACAAGAACTGGTGGCTCGCTGAAGGACCCACCATGGTCCACAACTACTACACCTGGCGGTTACAGAACCCCAACCTGGACATCTGGCACACCCCTGAAGGTGTGCCTGCTATCGAACTAGGTGTCGTGGTACAGTTGCCGGGGGACGTAACCTTGAAGTCCTACATTGACCGGGTGTTTGTGGATAAGGCCACGGGCAAGACGATGATCGTGGACTTGAAGACGGGCAAACCACCGCAGGCCGGGTTGCAACTAGCCGTGTATCGTCTCGCGTTGCAGCAGCAGTTCGGTGAAGCACCACAGTACGGTGCGTTCTGGATGGCACGGCAAGGCACCCTAGACACCGTGTACAACCTAGACCAGTACCCGCTACCGATGGTGGAACGCTGGATGCGGGACGTTAAGAAAGCCATCGACATGCAGATATTCGTCCCGCACATCACGATGATGTGTGACTATTGTGGGGTGAAGAAGTTCTGCTATGCTCACGGATCACAAGAGTACACACCCGATTTCGGGGATGATTTGAAGGAGAAGCAATGAGTACCGAACCGACGCATAAGATCACCGTGAAGATCGGTGACAGTCTACGAACCGTGCAAGCGGACACGCATGCTGAGTTCGTGGAGGAACTGGAGAAGGCACACGAGTCGTTGCAGCAATGCTATGACTTGATCGTGGCTGCCCGTGCCGTGGGCAACGTGGCCCAGACATCTGCCCCAGCGCACACTGCCGCTACCGTTGAGGTGTCTGCTCCTGCTGCGTTCACGAACGCTAGTGTCCCGCAATGCCAGCATGGACCTAAGGTCGCTAAGAGTGGTGCGTCCGGTAAGGGACCGTGGAAGGCGTGGATGTGTAGCGCACCGAAGGGTGACCCGACGCAGTGTCAACCGCAGTGGGTCACTCGTGGCACACCGGAGTGGAGTAACTTCCCGGCATGAGACTGCTAGACCGGGCTATCCGGAACATCGACCAAGGCGGCACCACCGTGCCCATGCCGTTCAAGTCGTGGACCGATAACCAAATGTCTGTTCGCCGTGGTGAGGTCAGCATGATCGCTGGCCCACCCGGTGCAGGCAAATCCACGGTGGCCTTAGCGATAGCGATTAAGGCACGGGTACCCACCCTGTACGCCAGTGCTGATTCGCATGAGTCCACTATGGCTATCCGGTCCCTCGCTATGGTGACGGGATTACCTCAGGCTGAGGTGGAAGAACGCATGGTCAGTGAACCGGAATGGGCCACAGCCATGTTGAAGGAGAACGTCTCCCACATCAGGTGGATGTTCGATGCGTCACCGACACTCGCTGATCTGGAGGATGAGATCAACGTGTACCGGGAACTGATGGGTGACAACCCTAGCCTCGTGATCGTGGACAACGCCGTGGATGTAACTCACGATAGCGGGGATGAGTTCTCTAGCCTCAGGTCGTTGATGCGTGAGGTGAAGTGGTGGAGCCGGGACACGGGGGCAGCGTTCCTCATCCTGCATCACACGAGTGAAGGGTACGAGGGCTACCCGTGCCCACCACGAGCATCCCTACACGGCAAGATCGCACAAGTACCATCCCTGATTGTCACCCTGTCCTCCAGTGAACCTGGCCTGATGGCTGCTGCTGCCGTGAAGAACCGTTACGGACCCGCTGACGCTACGGGTAAGACAGCGTTGTGGATGGATTACTTCCCGACGAACATGCAGTTGAAAGACCTAGACTCGTGAGCACCTACAACAAGGTCAAGGGAACCAAGTTCGAATCGGACCTGGAGAACTACCTCAACGAGTCAGGGGTAACCGCTAGGCGATTGCCACGGGCAGGTAGCAAAGACATCGGTGACGTGTCCATCACCCTACCCAAGTTCACTATTGTGATCGAAGCGAAGAACGTGAAGAAGCAGGATATGGCTGAGTTCCTGCGACAAGCCGACATTGAATCCTGCAACTTTGAATTGAAGTATGGCATGCCCACGGTACCTGTCGTGGTCACGAAGACACGCCAGAAGGGTACCGGTGAGGCGCGAGTGACCATGACCCTTGATACCCTGCTAGACCTGATGAGACTAGGAGGAATCACATGAACTGGTTCGTGTTCCGGAATTGGCTGGCATCCAAGATTATTGGGTATGACATTGAAGCGGAAGTTGAAGCAGCCTACGAAGCCGGACGGCAGTGGGGCAAGATCGAACGAGCCAAAGGTCTACCCAATGACTGAAGCCCGGTTCGATATCTGGCCCGTGCTAGAACACTACGGCTGGGACCTACCATCCCCACGAGGACCCTGGCAGTCGGTTCGATGCCACGCCCACGAAGATGCTCACGCATCATGCCGTGTCAGCCTAGACGCAGGGCAAATCAAATGCCTAGCATGCGACTTCAAAGGTGACGCTATAGATGTTGTCCGCTACTACGAGAAAGTAAACTATCCCGATGCTGTCCGTCGATGCGAAGAACTCACTGAAGGAAGCGACCGAAACGTACTACAATCAAGTCGGGGATATAGCCGACTATCTTCTCGGACGCGGGATAAACGGCGAAGCCGCTCGTACACACCGCCTAGGCTTCGTGAAAGAACCAATGATCGGGCATGAAACCTACACTGGTCGATTGTCGATACCGTACCTGACACCGACCGGGCCGGTTGATTTACGTTTCCGTGCCCTGCACCCGGATGAGACACCGAAGTACATGTCTAGGGCTGGTGCGGAGCAGCACATGTACAACGTGCTCGCGTTCCAGGAGGACTCTGATGTTATCTGTATTTGCGAGGGTGAGATTGACACTATCGTGATGCATAGCATGGTGGGTGTTCCGGCTGTGGGTATGCCTGGTGCTAATGGTTGGAAGTCGTGGTATGCGCGTGCGTTCAGTGACTACCGGAAGGTGCTTGTCCTCACGGATGGGGATCAGGCTGGTAGGGATATGGGTAAGAAGATTATGCAGGCGATTGATGTGGCTGTGGTGGTGTCCATGCCGGATGGTTTGGATGTGAATGAAGTGTTCCTTATGGAGGGTGCCGAAGGCATCAGGAAGCGGGTGGGGTTGTGAGTGAGGACATTGCTTGGACGGCTGTGATTGTGCTGCTGGCGATGATTGCCGGGTGGACGTTGGGTGGTCTTGTGATGTGGGCTATCGCCGAGTGGGATGAACACAAGTGGCGTAAGCGTATGGGTGAGATCGCACGCGAGGGGTTTGATCGTGGATGATGACACAGCAGGATTGGGAGACGCTGCTGCGCTCTCTGACTTCCTTGGGTATACGGGTCGAAAGCCACAACCGTCAGACCGGGAAGATAACGCTGGCGGTATACCCATTGCCCCGCCAATCCATAAAGGGTACGGTGTGACAACGGAGGAACTGGCTGAGTCGCAGCGCAGGTTCACGAACTATGCACGCTTGCGGATCATGGGCACGGGTCACCGTGAGTACGGTCGTGGCGGTAAGCAAACCTTTGAAGACATGTCCTACCATCGGTTAATTGATGAACTGAGGGACGAGTTGGCTGACGCCGTGAACTACCTGACCTTCCTTGATATCCAGTTATCTAGGTGGAAATCCACGTTGGAGGAACGATTGTGAAACGAGTATGGGTCGTGTCAGATTTACAGGTACCGTTCCACGATAAGCGTGCAGTCGATGCGTTGGCGCAGTGCATCACTGACATGAAGGAGAAAGATGATATTGTTCTCACCATCGGGGACGAGATCGACCTGCAAACAGTGTCACGCTGGTCACAGGGCACGCCCCTGGAGCATGAACGTAGCATTGGGCGCGACCGTGACACGACCGTGCAAGTCCTGCGGGACCTTCAAGTACAGCACGTTATCCGATCCAACCACACGGACAGGCTCTACATCCAGATAATGCGACGGCTACCTGGCCTGCTTGGGTTGCCTGAGATTGAGATAGAGAACTTCCTACGCCTACCCGAACTAGGTATCACCTACCACAGTGAAGCGTTCCAGGTGGCACCCGGCTGGGTGGCGATGCACGGTGATGAGGCTGGTGTCTCGCAGATAGCGGGGCAGACGGCAGCGAACCTAACCAAAAAGGTAGGCATGTCTGTGGTGTGTGGTCACACGCACCGGCTAGGGTTGCAGCCGTACACGACCAGCGTGAACGGTCGCATCACCCGCACCCTGTACGGTTTCGAAGTCGGCAACCTCATGGACATGCGGCAAGCACTGTATGCGAAGACGCATAACTGGCAGCAAGGTTTCGGCATCCTGTACGTGGATGGGAAGAACGTGTACCCGCAGCCGGTGCCGATTGAGAAGCGGTCCTTTATTGTGGAAGGAACCGTGTACTCGTGGTAGATGATGCGTTCACCCCGAACGAGTTGAAGATAGCGAAGCAAGGGGCACTGTCAGCGTACCGCTCCGGTCGTGGCATCGTCACCTCTGATGACATGGTGGGTGAAGCGAACCTGTGGCTCGTGAAGCATGTCGATAAGGTGCGCTTATGGCGGGATCAAGGTAGGCATGGGCAAAATAAACTGCGTAACGCATGCCGTCAACGCTGCCTCACCATCATCGCAGAGCAGCGCATGAAACGATCC